TTGATTGGATTATTTACGCATTAGCGGGAATGTTCTCTTTGCCACCTTTGACTGTAAGAACTATAATCAAAGGATTTTACAAACGAGATGCCGTCACACGTAAATCATGAGGTGACACGCGTTGATTCACACACAGGAAGAAATTATATACAATATATCTCAATTATTTCTGTACTGGTCAGGTTCCGCAGCATGTCAACTTACCATACTCTTTTAACCGACGCCGACTTCCGAAACTTTATGGGCTTATGTCCGTTTTTAAAGAAGCTAAGGCCAACCAGAATCAAAATCATAAGACGTTAGGTAAACGGTTTATACTATCCTGTTTAAGGTCATTTGACCTTGATATTGATAGAGTTAATTACGATATAGACTCAATAATACGTAAGAGTAAGACGAAAGTTGATCCTCTTTATGATTATCAGGACATTTTAAAACCAGAGTTCATCAAAGGTTTCTTTAACTATTTTGAACTTGACAAATTCCGATCGGAGATATCTAGATATAAAATAAATCCGTTCTTTCAATCTTCTCATGGTGGTCCAAATGGATCTCCTGCTTGACTTCACTTTTCTGCTGACAGGCTGGCTCTTTTTGAGCCTAACGAGGAGACTACCCTTCTTAGGGAGTCTATCGTGAGACTTGCTGAGATTCAAAATATGCCTGGTGTGATAAGTGAGTTAACAGGTGTGGATGCAATTAATGATCCGTATTTGGAAAACTTACGTAAGACTCTAACCAAGCCAGCTATTCACTCACGTCTAGTCTTTCTTCAAGACAAGTCTGGTAAAACCCGGATTGTTGCGGAGGTAGATTCCTATACACAAACAGTCGTAAAGGAGATACATCACTATTTACAACGATGTTGTTTTAAGATCCCCATGGATTACTCCATGAGGCAGACCAAAGGTCGTAAGTATATCTTAGATTTAACATCCGGTTATGGTCTCTGATTGAACAGTTATGACCTTAAGAGCGCCACCGACAGGTTTCCTGCGGCCTTTATTAAGGAGCTCCTTGTGAGTTTTCTTGGTGAAGAAGTCGCGAGTCTTTGATATATCGTTATGACCAGACGAACATTTCACTATACTACACATACTAAGAAGTGGACATTAGTAAATGGAGTGTGAAAACGTGTTAGTGAAGAGATTCACCAAACCTGCAATTACACAGTAGGGTGCCCCATGGGTATGCTATCATGCTTTGCAGCATTTTCTCTAGCACACCACTTCATAGTCTACTTTTGTTCATGGACTAGTGGGTGTAAGAAATTGTTTACACGTTATGCGATAATTGGTGATGATATATGTATTGCCAATCAAAATTTATCTGATATTTATATTCAGGTAATGACTCATACCTTAGGTGTACAAATCTCTTGAGATAAGTCCATAATGGGAGATCGTACGGCAGAGTTTGCTAAGATGGTAGTTAATAAGGGCAGATTTACACTAGTATCCCGTGAAAACTAATTAAGCTTTCTGGTCAATATAGTGGAATTACACTTCAGTTGATTCGTGACCTCGTTACTCGATATGGGTATGGGATAGATACACGCGCTTGTTTTTGCGTTGGATCTCCTCAGACTCGAAGAAACTCAAAGCTACTCGCAGCATGCGGTATCTTCTTCCGTATAACTAAAGGTAGTTCTGATCTTAATATCGTTGATTTCGAGGGACACAACAGTGAGCTTCACCCTAAACATAAAAATAAGAATTTTAAGGGAAGTGACATATTGTTCCCATGGAACAATTTATTCCAATGAATGTATCCCACTTGGGAAGAGAAAGTTCAAATTTGGTATTATTTATATCGAGTCCCTTTCACTGAGCTTAAGTTAACTACCAAACAAGGAGTTCGGAAGTTCTGTCTAAACTTGATTGAACGTCACTCGCGAAACTATGATGTAGATTATGAATCTTATATAACCTACACGGGCCACTTCGGAAAAGCTTTCCTAGATGACCGATGCACCTTACCGCTTAAGTTACCACCTGAGTGGAAACACATATCTTCAATGGAACCTTCTTTACAAGTTAAGTATAATCCTGTTAATAACGTTGTAGCCTATTGTATACGGTTAACTCAACTTTTCAATAACTTGACAAAATTTCGTACCTACTCGTTAGAGACCAG